CTAGCCCTGAAGGACTTACGTCTGGCTGGTATGTTCTTCTTGATCTTCATATTGGCATCCCCAAAGCGAATGATCTTCTCTTTGCCATCCTTACAAGCTTTGACAACAAACTTCTTACCACCTGAAACCTGACGCTTCGGGCTGTTACACTTCATCTTTGATTTGTCTATCTTAGCCACGGTATCTTCCAAATGTTATAGTTTTAAGGAACCCTCTCCATATCTCTATGGGTGATGGAAGCATCCACCCTAGGATCATCATAAGTATGACCCATGTGGGTATGTCTTGGTTCAAGACCTTGACACTATCTACTGAACCAGCCAGATTGAATGAACCTTTAGACTCGTCTACCTGTACGTTCTCAGCTTCGATGTCTCTGCTTTGGTCTATAGCTGACTGGTTATTCTCTTTGCCTACCTGAGTGTTTGCGTTAACGGTAGGTCCACCACCGCCACCCCCAAGGAGAGACATAGGATTGAGGCAAGCACTAAGTGTAAGACATAGGAGTATGGTTACAAAAAGTTTCATTTACTTTCTTCTTTTAATAAAGCAATAGATACTGCTTCCATTCTAGGTACAACACCAGTCCTTCCTCTTTCTCTAGCTGTCCTATATTCTTTATTATCTAAAAATTCTTTAGAGGCTTCTGCAAATTTACCTTCATTTATCAAACCAATTGTTTTAGGACTTCCTGACATACCACCTCTGAACCAACTTTGTGCTATCTCTATTCGTAGAGGAAGTGATAGTTCATCAAAGACAGGGATTGCTTTCTTGATTGCAGGTAATCTTTCTGCTATATCGCTACGTAAAAGATTAAGAGCATCTTCCTGTGTAATCTTCTGGTTTTGCTTAACGTCAGGACCATAGTGACCGTATCCTATGGTTAAATACTCTTCATCTTTAACTGCTCTGTAGGCTGTATCTTTAAACTGTTCTAGACCTATCAGTCTTTCTATTAGAGCTTGTTCAAAAGTTTCACTTGGTTTTGTTTCTACTTGAGTTTCAGTTACAATAGGTTTTTCAGCCTGAGAACTAGGGATTTCCTCAATGATCTTCCCGTACTTACCAAAGAAATCGACCCTTAGGTCTTCCTTTGATCTCTGTATTTCTTGTACGATTTTACCGTACTTAGCAAAGTTAAGTTCTGCCATATCACTGATCTTCCCTTTGGTAAAGATTACCAGCAGGGTCACGATAGAAAGAGCCGACAGGAATCCTAGAAAGTTCTTCTTCGGTCTTAGGTTCATACGGATTGCTCCTATCCCCTAGTTTACTTAGTGCTTCCGTAGATACGCCTTGGCTACCAGATATATCTGGGGCTGTTACAGCAGTCAAAGCTTCTTGTTCTATTTGTTCTACTTCAGGTGCGTCAGCAGTAGCCCCCAGTCTACGTAAGGCATTCTTGTATTTGTTTAGATTAGAAATCTTTGTGTTAGCTGCTGTCATAGCTACACGGATTTTCTCAAAGTCTAGATCAGAACCTTTTATAATAACTTTATTCTTTTCTTCAAGGGGGATTTTTAGACCCCCATCCTTAAACATAGCATCAATGTCATTGTCGTAGTAGGTATTAGCTAACTTTTGTATTTCAAAAAGTTTTTGATTACCTGTCGATGACATGTTTGCGATAGCATCTTTATTTATAGATAACATTTTTGTTTGTCTATTAATAGTTAAGAACTTATAGGCTTTTTCATCCCTGAAGCTGCCAAGTACAGCCGTTTCATATGACTTAGATTGCAGCCTCAAAGCGTTAACCAAACGCTCTCTTGTTATCAAGTAAGCATCGTTATCGTATTGCTTTAGCTTCTTTAGTTTTTTGAAGGTATCCTCAGAAAATACTTTATCTAAGATAGGTATGTCAATAATCTGGGGTGACGTTACCATATGAAGAGAGATAACCTCTAAGCCTCTGACAAAGTTTTCTCTTGCGTAATCTTGAGTCATCTCTTCAGGATTAAGCAAAGAAACTTGATTGAGATAGGCGAAGTCGATAGACTGCTTGCGATCCAGAGGCTTTTTATTCTTAGCTAGTTCAATAGCTTCTGGGGTATGAAGAAATTCCATAGGAGTAGGATCATCAGTAGGAGTCTTTTCGCTAATCTGCTGGGCTAACTCAGGGAAGACAGGAAGAGGAGTGAACTCTACGTTCTCAGGTGAGATAGTTTTAGTTAGCTCTATAACCTTAGGTAGATTGCTATTAATCCAAGTCTCAGACACCTTATCCAAGTTACTCAAGATAGAGAACGCAGCAAGAGGATCATCCATAGTCTTAGCTTGCATAGTTATGGCCTCTGTCAGAGGAGTAACGATACCAGCTTTAACTTTTTTCAGTCTCTCCTCATCGTATGTCTCAAGTCTGACCAAGAGTTGATCTAAGGTATCAATCTGGCTTTTTACATTTTGCCAATCGTCGTCTTGAATTAGAGGAGGCTTAACGAATTGACTTTTGACTACATCAAACTTAGCTCTCAATTGCATGATGCTATCGGGGCTAACATTGCCCCCTGCTAGTTCTATATCCAAGCCCATCAAGGCGAGATTTCTTACATTGTCCAGAGCCACTGTAGCTTGAGGTAGATAAGAGGAGTAGAACTTAGTCCTCCCCACGTTTTTAGAATTAGTCAGATACAAAGCTGCTGCTTCGTTTACTTGTACTTGACCCATAGCTTCTATAAGAACATCCCGTTCTGTGTAAGGTTTGCCTGTGGCATCTAAAGTTTGCTCTGCAAGGATCAAATAAGCTGGGTTCTCTGCTATCTTCTTGCTGGCTAAATTCAAAGCTTCTTGTTCAGGTTTTACATTGAGGTAATCAACATCAATACCTGTCTGCATCTTGATAAGATTAGAGGCACTCTCGTCGATTTTAAAACCCATAGCTGAATATCGAGAGATGAGAGAATTGACAGAAGACCTAAGTGTTAAACCTTCTTGACCTTTTAGATTCTGCAAGTCTTTAGAGAAATTACCGTACATCTCACGGTCAATAGAAGCTTGTGTCTTCTGTTTACCAGAGGACATCATGGCATCCATGACACCAAAAACACCTTTAGCTAAGGCTAGTGTATTTTCTGCTGCTGCACCCATTTCCGTTTGGCTAGGCATTGTGACACCTTGTGTGTACTCAGCACCAGCCTCACCTAAATCCATTGCGTATCCAGCCATAGTTTTTCCTTAATACATTTGTTGCTGAAGAAGACCAGCAGAGTAGCCTAGGTTCAGTTTGTGGGCATTTCTCATTATATCAGGTATTTGACCTGCGTTCACAAGACTATTCTGAAGAGATATTTTTAGCTCGTTAGACAAGGGCATAGCCCATAGTTCATCATTGATTTCTTCCCAAAGTTTAGAGCCTCTTAGGAAGTCCTCTTGGTCACCTTCTGTCAGTAAAGACATAGCTCTATCAGCCTTGGCCTTTAGTCTTGTTCTTATCTCACGGTACTTCTCGTTCTTCTTGAAGACCATCTCTTGATAATCGTAATAGTTTTGTACAGGTGCAGGGGTAGCACCCATAAGTACAGCAGCAGCATCTCTGGTTGTCAGACCACCGACTACTAACTTACGTGTACGGCTACGATAGTTACCAGTTTCTATAAGTTCTCTGATCTTTACGATCTTGTCAACAGTAGACAAGTTGCGAACCACTTGTGTCAGGTCTTCTCGTACCATTTCAGTACGTCCACCAAACATTGACCTGATAGCGTTGACACCAGCAGAGGAGAAGTCTTCTGCGATTTCACCTGATGGACCGAATAGAGTAGTGATCAGGCTTTCATCGAAGAGCTTACGATAGGTATCTGTGATCTGACCTAGAGGTGCAGCCCTTTGTGCATATGCTGTCTCAGTACCTAGACCCCAACCTAGAAGCTGATCAAATAATCCGTACTTGATCATGTTGTGCATCTCTACAGCCTGAGGATCATCTGAGGAGTATCCCAATTTCTCTGTGACGTACCCTGCTGTACGGCCTAGACCAAGACCTGTCAAGCCCCACATTGGTCCCATAACTAGAGCCATACGTGCTCTCTCGCCAGCAGTAAAGTTACGTCCTACAACTATGTTCTCCATAGCCCTGAGAGAGAAGGTCAACCACTGAGTAGGTACTCTCATCGGACCTGACTGAGCAAAACTTCTGGATGCTGAAGTCATACGGAAGGTGAGGTCTTGTTCTCTGTTGGTAATCCAAGTCTTACCTGAGGGAGACAGAGGATCAATGTCGGGGCGTTTAGCTCTGTGCTCAAGGAATGCTGTAATAATCCCTGTCATACGAGAGAAACGTTCACCTTCTCTGAAGAAGACGGTTGAGGTATCTAAGAATTTTCCAACTGATGCTTGAGCTTTGCCCGTAAGAGTGCTAGCCGCACCAAACTTTTGAGGAGCTTGGAGTTCGATAACTTGGTTGTCAATTATATTCCTCCCGCTTTCATCTATGTATCTGACAATAGTATTCAACTCGTCCTCAGACAGACCTGACATACTAGCTAAACGTTTAATTGCTGTCTGTCTAGCGGCACCTTTAGAGTTTGCTATGATCAACATAGGTGTTGTTAGACCTAGTGCTTTAACACCACTGGTAGGAGAGATACCTACGATGGTAAGGCTATGTAAACCCTGAAGCATAAACTGGTCTGGATTGAAGAAACCAAACTTAGAGTAGAAACCAACTTTCAGTAGTTGAGATGAAGGATCAGTAGCAGCTAAGTCCCACTTGAATCCCGTCTTCTCAAAGACATACTCAGTAGCTGACCTTGTAAAAGATTCCCATTTATCTGACAGCCAAGTAGGTTGATTGAGCCTACGCTTGATGACATCCTGTGTCTCACGTAGTTGTGCAGCTACATCGTTAAACTTACCTGTCTTGGTAACCTCAGCCTCCAAAAGTCTACCCAAGAAGTCATTCTTAGGGAGAGCACTAACTCTATCCCAATTCCTGATTAGTCCTTGGTTAGCTTCTGCTAGTTTATTCCAGCCAACTAAAGCACTCTGTGAGGCTGCACGATTAGCATAACCAAAAGCTTCAGTACCAAACTGGTCAGCGATAGCTGATATTGGATTAGCATTCGTAGCTGACTTACCACCAAACTCAATGAGAGGTGTGTCACCTCGTTTCATGCCAAGGTTATTCATCTTGACACTTACGTCTTCACCTACTGACAAACCAAAGCGAGTAGGATCACCACCAGCATCACTTATGGAAATCTTTTCGTCCCTAGCTTTAGCTACGAACTCTTCTGTGAAGTTAAACTTATGGGTTTGGGCTAGCCTCTGTAAGTCTTCTAGGTCAGTGACGTGTTTATTCCATGTGTTGTTGGCCCTGATAACGTCGCCTAGCTCATCATACTCAGCTTTGCTTAGGCTAAGTAATGCGATGTCATCAATACCATTCTGATCTAGGAGTTTCTTAACTGCACGGCTTATATTATTTAACTGAGTTCTAGCTAGTACTATCTGATCCTTGCCGAAAGAACCTAGTAGAGTTTTGAAGCCTATAGATACTTGTTTACCTGAGGCCAGCCTTTGTTCCTTGACAGTACCTAAGAACCAACGGAACTCAGAGTTAGTACGAGGACCACCGATATTGTACGGCATGATGTCTACTCGTTCTAAAACTCTGACACTCTTAGGGTTGACAAAGTATAGATGGTCCATGAATGTCTCAGGAACCTTGTAGACTATCTGGTCACCCTTGAGTTTATCTTTACGGATTGGC